CAACTTTTACAATTAAAAATAGAAATCGTACTTCTTACGGAATTCAACGAACTTTAGTTATTGAAGCACAAACTGGAGATACCCCTAGAACTTTAAGAGAAAAAGTAGCGGCCGCTTTAATGGAGCAACAAGAACAAATTGTTCGCGGAAGTTTTAATACGTATAGACCTCCTAGATATTATTTTGATTCTTCTCCAAGTTCGGTTACTACACATAGTGGGTCGGACCAATCGCTAACTACAAGTTTTAATGTACATAACTATGGAGTTAAAGTAGGTATGACTGTAGTTAAACTAGATTCAAGCGGTAAACCAAGCTCTACTTATGGATATATTTCTTCTATTCCTACTACGACGAGTGTAAGATTAACTTGGAATACGGGGACTATAAGTGCTAGTGATACTGTTCGATATTATGTACCAGTTCGTGCTGCCGATATAGTTAAAGTTAGGAATGATTTAGTTAATGTAAGTTCTGATATGATTGTAACTAAATCAGTGTATACAGAACAACCTGGTGTAGCTAACACTAAATACGAAACTATAGGCACAGAAACTAATGAAGCTAGGGGAGGCCAAGCAAAAAAACCTTTTGTAGCACGAGCTATTGATGTGTTATCTACCGACGAAGGTATTACAACAACTCCGCCACCAGTAGCTTCTGCAGCGTTAAGCTCAAGCACAATTCGATTTAGAGCTTTAGATTCTACTACTGTAGAATGGGATGGAGGTAATATCACCTTTAACGGGCAAAGTTATACTATAGCTGCGGGAAGTAC